TTTTCGAATGAAGCAATCTGTTGCGCTACGTTAGGCTTAACTTCATTAAGTTGTTTTGCAGCTAAATCATGAAGTTTGTCAAGTGGAACGCCATTACGATGTTCTACTCCCATACGCATAACGCGTTCGGTTATTTGTTCATTGGTGTTCATTTTGATTTCCGATAAGTGTCGCTCATGATGTCAATGTAAAAGAACTTCTTCATAACTTCGCCTTCACGACTTTGTTGATGGGGTACTGTGCTTCCTTGAAGTACTTCACGCGCTCACGAGCATGCTTCTTACCCCACTTCAACGACGAGTACACGTCGGTCACGTGTACATAGTCCTTGTCATGACCCTTACGAAGACCACGACCAATAGACTGAATGGCTCTAACGAAGGACTTGCCAGAGTCGAGCAACATCAGGTGGAACACGCGGTCGATCGAAATACCGGTTGACGCGATACCGGCCGTAGCCAACACGATCAGGTCATCACGGTGCGCGAAGGTCGAGTACCATTCGGCGCGAACTTCGGTCTCATCAGCACCACACAGGAAGATGGAGTCCTTGATCAGCTTCTGGAGCTGTTGGCCTTGCTTGATGCTGTTTACCAACACCAACGTGTTCCCGTGTTCAGATGCTTTTGCGATGATGAGGTCAGCCAAGAACTCAAGGCGATCCTTGCTCTTGCTGGTGTACGCCTTCTCAGACGAGTAGTCTGGGAAATCCTCTTCAACTGTCTCTTGAATTTCAATCGGCTGAATCTCGAGGTTCGCAAGATAACCCATGCGAATCAAGTCAGCAGCGTTGATCTCATAAAGGATGTCGCCAATAGAACCGCGCAGCGTGTACTGATCGGTCAGAGGCTTCGGCCAGGTGCCAGTAAACCCGTACCGATAAGCGATGTTCTTGCCATGGTTAGTCAGCAAATCGCCAATTGTCGCAGCCTTAGCACCATGTGCCTCGTCAACAATGGCAACTTGGAAGTCCTCCATTACCGTCGGGTTGTTTTGCAGTGCTTGCCACGTAGCGATCACGTGTGGTTGGTACAGGTCTTTCTTCGCACCAGAGTACAAGCCGTGCTGGATCCCACAGAGTTTGAACGTTTGCGAGGTCTGCTCAACGAGGTCCGACGATGGCACGATCGTGATCGAACGGTACCCTTCAGTCCCAAACACGTCGCACATGCCGGCCACCATGATGGTTTTACCGGCACCCGTTGCAGCGATCACAAACCCTGAGCCCGCGTCGAGCGCGGCATTGACCGCTTCGATCTGATATGGGCGAATGGAAATCGGCACTTGCGATTTTCCGTCAAACCATTTTTCATGCAGACGTCCTTCAACCAGAGATACTGGGCGACGTTCGTCATGGAGCTCGACTTCATAACCCCATTTTTCTAGGAACGGCAGGATGTCAGGCAAGAATCGCATGAAGACCTTGCCAGTCTTCTCGTAGAAACGGATCTTGCCGTCCCAGCGACCGAGCTTGTACGCGGGCATGAAGAAGTGCCCGTCGACAGGGATACCGAACTTGTTGTACAGGAACTGTTGGTCCTCTGGCTCAACACCAGTGACCGTCATGTAAACTTCATCGCGTACCCAGATGTGAGCGATTTTCTTCTTCATGCGATCTTCATCTGGAAGTGACGCTCGAGGTTGTGCTTGCGCACATACGACATTACGTCTGAAGGAATCATGATGACGCGGTTCGAAATCATTGTCATCAAGAACATGATGTTCGTCAAGTCCTTAATGGTGAATGGGATGTTAGCGTCAGGCGCAAATGTAAGCTCAACTTCATGCCCGCCTTCGTTGGAGTTGAACTTCAGCACAACATCGCTCGAACCAGTAAGCTGCATGCTCATCATTGGCTTCGTTGGAACGAGAGCGGTAGATGCAATGGTTCCAAAAGCGAGATCACCTGCGGAGAATCCGTTCAGCCCACCGTTTAAGCTGTACTGCGTGGTTGGCACCGAAACATTACCAGTGTTGTAGCTGGTGTTCTGAGGTGTTGGGGAGTAAGTTCCGTTTGGCATCAGATGATCACGTCCTGCATTTCTGCGACGCGAAGTTTGGTGATGTGACCCAACATCCAACCCATCTGCTTGATGGCCTCAACGATTTCGTCGAAGTGTTGTTGTTTGAGGTTGGCTTCAACGATCAGTTGATTCAGCTCCACAACGTCCTTTTCACCTTGTACGTACAAGGCTTGCTCACGAGCGCCGAGCGCGCGAGGAGAGTTGTTGTAGTTCTTGACGTGCCTAGACTCCTTACGAGTCTTTTCGATCTCCAACCACTTCACAACGGCGCGGCACTCTTGAGCGCGCTTCGCGTAGAAAAATTGATGGTGCGGAATATCACGTGCAAGCTTCTCAAGCCGTTCGCCTTCAATGTCGAAGATCGGTTCAGCTGCTTCAATTTCTTGCTGCCACTGTTCGAAGAACGAAGGAAGCTCAGCTTTGAGGTCTTCATTCGTTTCGCCCAGTGCGAAAAGGTTGATTGATTTTGTCATTCTTCAGAGGCCAGTCAGGGCGTTGTTAAATTGTAACAACGCCCCGTTACAATTGCGGATTTTAACCGGGATTACTCGGCGTCGTCAGCAGACTTCTTGACCAAGCTGAAGGCCTGCACCGCGTCCTTAGCAATGCGCATTGCCTTGCCGACAGATGTTGCCACTTCAGTTACGTGCACAACGCCGTTGTCCGTGTGCTTTGGGTACTCAACGACGAAGCCGCCGACTACTGGGGAGATTGTGATCTTTTCCATGATGATTCCTTTCAAAGTTGGAGGGCACTAAGCCCTCCCTTGTTTACTTCTTACCGCGCTTCTTCGCTGCTGGAGCGGCGTCGACGTCAACTTCGACTTCCTCGTCGCCCAAAACAGCTTCGAGTTCCTCTTCAGTTGGTTCTGCTTCCTTGCGAGCCAGCATTGGCTGACATGCAGGGTGTTCCAACAACCGAAGAGCGATCTCATTCGTGAGTTCCTTTTCCTTGAAGACGATGCGATCCAAGATCACTCCATCCTTGTCGGTGATGGTACACACGTACGACATCTTTTCACCGGGTTGCGTGCCCTTTGCGATCACACCGTCAGCTTCCAGCAACTCAAGCAAGCCACTGAATGGTGACATGCCCTTGTTGTAAGGAACTTCCAGTTCGACCTTGGTGCCCAACTTCGCGAAGCGAGACTTGTAGGTCTCAAACCGCATGCGAACACCAGTGACTTCGCCTTCTTCCTTGAGCTTCAGCTTCGTGACAATGCCGATGATCGAGACAGAGAACTTAGTCGAGTTCGTGATTGCCCATGCCCCGTCACCCATCATGATGTCTTGAGGGTACACGTGGTCCGTAAGAACCATCGAGACTGGCAGACGACCGATGTTGCCGACAGCCAGACGCAACATTGCCTTACGGCGCTTTGCGAGCTGACCTTGGTCACCCTTGACAACGCCCTTGTCGTAGTTCTCCATTTCAGTACTGGACGACAGCATAGCCAAGGAGTCCAAGACGATTAACGTCTTCTGAGCTTCCATGTTGTCTTTGCCGTATTCCTTCTTGTACCCACTGAAGAACTCAGAGAGGATCGCGTTCACGTCTTCGATCGTTGCGACCGAGATGTAAGTGAGCGCTTCTTCCGAGACATTCACACCAATTTTGGCGAGGTAGTCAACGTCAATCGCATGCTCAGAGTCGATGTACAGGATGTGATAGCCTTCCAACTGCGCTTGACGGCAGAGGTTGGCCGAGATGAAGGACTTACCCGAGCCAGAAGGACCTGCGAACAGAGTCAGCTTGCTGAGCGGGATACCCTTCTTGAAGTCACCAGACAAGGCACGGTTGAGAGCATAGTTGCCGGTGGACAACCAAGTTTCCGTCGTTCTAATCCCAACGCCAACCGTGTCGAGCTTCGCCACTTCCTTCTTAAACTTATCCAAAAATTTCAAACTCATCATTTCACCTTCCCTAATAGGATCTTTGATACTTGACCTTGAGATAGCCCAATCTTTTGCCCAATTTGTTTTTGAGTGAGGCCTGTTGCCCTTAACTCAAACACTAATGGATACTGCTCCTTCTTGATTTTACAAGCAGGATTTAGATCACCTCGAACCTTGTTACTGATTTTCTTACGATGGTCTTCAGTCAATTTCTTTCCAAGTGAATACTTGTTTCCAGTATGTGCCTCAGAAAGTCTTTGTCTTACTTCATCAGAGTGTGTCAGCCCAAAGAATGGATTGTTATCACCTGTTCTCAACTTCATTTTGGTTTTGAATTCAACCGAATGTTTAAACCCTGCTGCTCCATCACCACCATCCGTGAGATTCCAAAGTGTTCCCAGTCCTAGATCAAGTCTCCCATATTCCTTTATGAGTCTGATTTCGAGAGCAATTGCTTCGGTATCAGATTTACATGGAATCTTTTCTGGCAAAATCCACTCCTTCGTCTTCTCGAAGATTTTCCTAAGAGCTTTTGAGAGAATGGACTTTCCTCTACGGTGAGCCTTCCATCTACTGCCTACTCCTTTTCCAACGTACCTAGGTACGCCTTCAATGGAGTAGACATAGACGTAATGCTTACTCCTCACACTTAGGCGTCGCCAGCTTGTGCAGCCTTAGCAGCTGCAGCGCGTTGACGCAGCTGTTCAACAACGCTCAGCTTGCCACCAGCTGCTGGAGCAGCGGATGGTGCTGGTGCAGCTTCCTCGTCACCATCGTCACCATCGTCTTCTGTGGAGCTTGCCAGAGCGGCAGCTGCCTTCAGAGGAGCCTTGGCTTCTGCAGGAGCCTTGGACTCAGCAGGAGCTTCGTATGTGCCGCCAGTAGAAGCAGCAACCAACATGGCTTCAACAGCGGTGCGATCGATCTTCGCGGTGCGGTACTCGCTCAGATTGAACAAGTTCATCGAGGCAATGACGTCGTCACTCACATCAGTTTGCTTCGGTGCGAAGTTCGATGTGGTGTACGAGTTCTGGCCAGAACCTGTCTTGGTCTTGCGGAAGCGGAAGTTGTAGCCACCCTTCAGCTCGTATGGAGCTTCTTCCAAGTCTCCCGACTGGAATGCGGCTTGAATTTGCTTGAAGACTTGTGGGCCGAATTCGATGAGCTTCACCAATTGGTTGGCGTCATGGTCAATCGGAGTTTCCAACACCAGCACTTGGCCGATGTAGCTCTTCTTGCGGTAGAACTGCTTGCCCAGTTCTTCGTTGTACTCAGCACTGTTCTTGTCGTAGAAGCGAGCGCTCAATTCGCAGATTGGGCAAGCTTCGCCGTACATCTTCAAGCATGCGACAGTTTCGCGCTTGCCGTTGATGGTGAGAGAGTGTGTGAGGTTTTCGACGAGGAAGCCCATTGGGTTCTCTGCGTCAGCATCTGGAAGGAAGCGAACAGTCGACACGGTGTCGGTTTCAGCTTTCCAGAATGGAAAGAACAGCTTCCATGTTGCGTTGCCCGAACCTTCGGACGTCTTGCTGGAAAATGCTGCGGCCAGGTCGGCCAAGGAACGCTTGGTGGTCATAAAAACTCCTAAATGTAAACTATCAAACAAAAATTTGTCAGCGATTGCATGACAAACTTATTTAGCGGCTGCCGCCGGTCTGTTCGATTTGCTGCGCGTCATTTGTAACGACGCGATAGGTGAATTGTAAACGGGAGTGTGTTTTGTGCATCCCTATGTGGGGTCGAGGATGCATCTCGCGAGGGTTGATAGATTCACCCAGGCGTAGGCCGGCCTACGCCTTTCTCACAATCGGAGGTGGCCGGCCGGCGAAGAAACCGAATTCGTAACGGGACGGCGACACAGTTTGATCGCGGCTGGTGCAAGGACCATCAGTGAAGCGCATAACAGACGAGGGACCCGAAGGTCCCTCGTGCATTTCTGGTGGATCGGGCTTATGGGTTCTTGACCTTGATTGCCCTGTAGATCGTCAGCTTCTGTTCATGATTGCTGAACTTCCTCCAAATCCCAGTCATGCACGAAACCTGCGGCCAGGTCGGCCAAGGAACGCTTGGTGGTCATAAAAACTTGAACCTGAACTTCAGCGGTACAGCAGATAAGGCCGATATGGTCGTACACAAAACCTGGGTTCTTGAAGCTCTTTGCGCCAAGCTCAGAGAACTCGACGCCATCATCGGGCATGTACTCGATTACGATGAACTCTTGCCCCTTGTACGCGTCAAAGTACGGGGTATAGTTCGGGTCAGTGAACACGTAGTCCTTGAATCGGACGCGTTCCCCAAGTTCAAATTTTGGTTTCATTTCTAGTCTCAATGTGTTTGTGGATTGTGGATTGTAGATTGCTGATATTGTCAAACGCGCAGAATCTGCAAGTGACGCGGACCAGCGTTAGTGAAGGACGCGGACCAGCGTTAGTGAAGGTAGCTTAACGCGCATCTTCAACCTTCACCCACACTTCGTCGGCCTCAAAGCCAGCCCATACTCCACCGATGGCGTTTACTTGCTGCTTCACGGACTTGTACGGTACAGCCTTGTCACCACGAGTCTTTTGACGATCCATCAACGTCGAGAACCGGTTCCAGAACTCGATGCCAACAACGCGGAACTTCTTCTGCTTTGCCAACTCTACGAACTTCGCACGCTTCTTCTTGGACGCGTTTACCACATCCACGAACACCGTACCGTTCGCGGCCTTGACTTTATCGAGCTCCTTGCTGATGATCATGTTCGCAAACCTGTTGAACTCAGCTTCATGCTCGTTCGCGAACGCCCAAGCCTTGTCGTAGTGCTCAACAGGATCTGCGCCTTCCGGCATCATAGAGCTCATATATGGTTGGTTCTTAGCCATCCAAAAATGGAGCTTATATGTGTCGTACGAGATCACTACGTCAGTGGCCTGATTGAAGCGTTCGCGTGTCCAAGTGCTCTTGCCAGAACCTGACGGTCCTACCAAGATGAACATAGTCTGCCCTTCACTCTGAGTAACAGGCGTCGTGTTCACCGTCAAGAACTCAGCAATCCAGTCCTCGACAGCCTTCAACTTTTCCGCATGCCCGTCGCTGATACGACCAGCCGCGTCTGAACGCAAGCAATCGAAGAACAAGGAATATGAAGCGCCAGCTTCAGCCAACGCCATCTTCGTAGCGATCGCCAACCCTTGACGCTTCTGCTTGTCCTTGTACCCGTATGGCAAGTGGTGCTCAATGATCCAACGCACAGCGCGTGCTGCGTAAGTCGGCAACAACTGACGCAACTCTGGCATTTGCAAGTAGCACTCTTGGAAAGTGACGGCGGAGTTTTGCTCATGCCCCGCATACCGGCGGTACTTCTCACCCGAGCCGTCCTTCTTCTCGAGGGTCTCTTCAGCTTCAGGTTTACCAGTGTCGTGGAACAAGAGAGCCGTCAAGGCGATCACGTTCTCGACTTCGGTGTGCTTGTCCATGAAGTGGTCGCGGTAATGCTGCAACACCATCTCGGTGTGCACCGCAACGTTCTCTTCACGGTGCCACTGTGAGTTCTCCACAGTGGCTTGCATGGTTTGCCAATGCTCCGTTTTCTTGAACTCAGCAAAGAATTGTTCGAATTTTTCGATAGTCATTCATACAATGTACCACCGAATGTGCCGCAACGAGCTTGGCTTTCTGGGATCAGGTTATGCTGTCCAGAAGATCTTCAATCGCTGCTTGCTCAGTGCTGCCAAATCCGACTGGATCGCCAGGTTCGGCACCATCAAATTGGGCACACCAGTCGAATTCGTCGGAAGGGACTGGCTTCTTGCGGAAGGATGTGACGATATTCATTGGACATCCACGGGCGACAACAGCGCAACTGACACCGCTGATTGGTAGAAAGAACCAAGTGCACTCTCAGCTGATTCCAAGGCTGAATTGAAGAGGCTCAAGATGGCCAGGACGCGCTCCATCTTGTCGACTGGCATGGGGCCTGGGGCGGCGAGAACACGGGTCAGTGCGGTCAGTTGACTGTGCGTGGCATTCACCATGCGTTCTTTGAGGAAGTCGTCTGCAAGCAGATCGACGTAGATCACCCACGCCTCCGAGATTGCGAAGGCTTCACGTGCGAGCGGATTTCGAGATTTCGCGCAGACATCTCGAATCAGCTTGGCATTTTCAAGAGAAAGCTCGACGAAGAACCGCGGTTCTGCACGTGTGGTGATCTTCATTTGTCTGTCCTTCCAGAAACAACGGAGCATGCGTAGTTGAAGAAACAAACCATCGTGCCTGCTCCAAGCCAAATGGTAGCGGCCATGACGACCTCTACTGCTTCGAACATAGTGTACTCCGACTCATGGTTTGCGTGTTGTTGAACCAGAATTAGCAGCACTCGGCGTGCTTGAGTTCCATTTCCTCGACTTCTTCACGGTCCAGGCGCAGGGCTTGGGTAACCTTCCACACCGCGTCAGGGTATTCTAGCCCTGAGTCAATGACCATTTGGAGAATTTCAAAGTTGCTGTTTCCTTCGAAGGAAGCTGAACGGATTTGTGCGTTGTTCATGACTACCTCAAAAGTGTGGGTTTTGGGTGTAGTGGTGACCGCGGACGAGGCTCCACGTTCCACCTTCCATGCGCCAGCCGCCGGTTTGCTTGTGGCGGCGGAAGCGCTTGCCCTCGTCCGTCACGACGGTGAGCTTGTCAGTCACACGAACAATCTTGCCACAAGGGTAGCAGTCACCGTTGAAGGCGTAGGAGACTTCGTCGCCAACCTTCGGGACGCGGGTGATGCCGTGCTTCGGGCTTCCGGATTCGATGGTCGCAATGTGCTGTGTGCCGTAGAACTTGGTGGCTTGTTCGGCCAGCTGTTCTACGTGCGAGAACGGCTTGGTGTGCCAGTCCCAACGATCTTCCACGCGGTCATAATCCAGCACTTTGCCATCTTGGAAAACAAGCTTCAACTCTGGGGTTCCTGTGAACGGGCATTCATCAGTGAAGGCTACGAACGTATTACCTTTGAAGAGTGCGTACATTTTGGAACCTCGTTTCGTTGCGTTAGGTGCATTATAGGACATCCTCGGGTTAACGACAAACGAATTTGTAACGGCCGCCGGACACCGTTACAAATTCCAGGATGCCGTATAGGCTAAATATCGCTATCCCAGCTAGCTACTAAGGATATATGAAAATCTTCCAACACGCCACTCTGACGAGTGACCCAACCCAGGCAATGGATGCGGTCACGAAGCAGTACGTGGACCAAGCCGTCGAGAGCGGTGTAGGTGGTGCTGCACAAGGTGGTCTATTCTTTACGGACGCTACTCCAACGAGCACGGGCATCGTTGGCAGTAAGACGTACGTATCGAATACCGTCCCTGCAAATGCCGTTATCACCGAGGCGACAACCGACACCGACAACGTCACCGTGACTTTGTATGCTGAAGGTGGTTCTGCTTTCTTCAGTCCTACTGTCACAATCACCACTGACCCACCTCAAGCGGGCGGTGATGTTGTCGCTACATTGACGGTTAACGCTTCAGATAAGCGCACCTTCACGGCAACAGCGAACTTGACTGGTATCACCGCAGATACCATTGTCACTGCTACCTCAAGCACCAACGCAACAACGACAATGACGATCCACCGTGCGGTCGCCGGTCCGAACGTCAACATCTTGCAAATTGATTCCCTGCCTGGATCTCAGACTGAAGCAAAGTCCGGCGACACCGTCACTTTCTCTGGCCGTATTCCTAACGACGCTGCATACGTTGAAGTGATCGCTGGTGGTGCTGCTGCATCGCTGGTTGTTGCTACTCTCGGCGCTGTTGACTCATTTGGTACTGGCTACCGTGAGTTCCACGGTTCGTTCACAGTGTCTGGCTTGACTGGCACGCAGTACATTACCGCTCGTGGCAGGAACTCTCTTGGCACCTTTGGTAGCAACCTGCAGTCGTCGAACTCGATCACGCTGAACCAAACGTACCCAACAATCGGTGCTCGCACGGTCACATACCCAGCAACGCAATCCGCTTTGAAGGGTTCGGAAACTGCTACCGTTGCAGCAACTGTCACGAACGCGGACACGGTTGCTTACACGTCTTCTGCAGATCTGTCAGTCACCAGCCCAAACACGTACGCTTCTTCGAAGACAGTTACTCGTGTTGGTGGTACTTACGTCTACGGCGTCAACAACTACACAATCACGGCTACCAAAGCTTCGAACGGCGCTGTCACAACGGCTACCGCTCAAGTTGCGATCGCTGATGCTGCCCCAACAGCTGCAATCACGATCACAGGTAACCCAACACGACTGCGCTCTTCCGCAGCTGGTCAAGACTACGTCATTACGGTTACTGCCAACCAACGTCTGAACGCCGCACCAAGCATTACTGCTTCGTCTGGCACATGGCAAGGTTCGTGGAGCGGTTCTGGTACGACTTGGACACGTACACTGCGGATTGTTGACGCGGATCCTAAGGGTTCTCAGAGCTTTACCGCATCGCTGACCAACATCGCTGGCGTCAACGGTACGACTCTGACCTCTGGTAGCGCATATACAGTTGGTGGTTTCCCGACTCGCACGATTACGTTCTCTGCTTTCGAGCGTTACCACGCAATCGGCACAACCGTTGTGGACATCACGAAGGTTACTGCGTCGTACACTGGCTCTACGGTTCTGACACGCTACACCGACACAAACAGCCACTTCCAAGGCTTTACGATCGTTGATGCTGCTGGGGACTACAGCGCAACTGGTGGCTACCTCTTCATTTCTGACGCTGACTTTGCGAACTCGAATACCACGGGTACGCTGCAGCTTGACATCACGGAGGCCGCATAATGAGCGCTTTTGAGGACTTTGTCCAGCAAGAACTCCCTAAGCGTGGCTATCTCAACTCTGATGTCGCGCAGGAAACCATCATTGTCCGTCGTGGCGCTGGCCCTCGCAAGTTCGACGCGGTCACACTCTCTGAGGGTGAAGTGCTTGCCAAGGTGGGTGGCGTGCTGACTTCGGTCAGCTTGCCATCGCTTGGCGCAGGTACGCCGCTTCGTAAGGCAATCTTGCCAGTCACAACCGCAGCCACTACATGGACCATTGCACACAACTTGAATTCTGAAAACGTCATTATCCAGGCGTTCGATGAAAATAAGTACGTGCTATTCCCTGATGCAATGCGGATTGTTGATGCTGACACGGTGGAATTGACATTCCACAGCGCCCAAACTGGCACAGCCCGCGTGGTGTTCCTCGACTAAGATCCTCCGCCAGCACGGCTTGGTCGGTTCTTCGGTGACCTGAAACTGCGCACACGAAATGGGCGGGGTGTGACATAATGGAACTTATGAGTTTAACCCCAGACCAAATTAACGGGCTCTTCGAATTGGTAGGAGCTTTGTTTATTCTGAATCACTGCCGTGTCCTGTATAAGGACAAGCAGGTTGCTGGTGTGAGCCTGCTCAGCACCGCGTTCTTCTTCCTGTGGGGCGTGTGGAACGTGTTCTACTATCCACATCTTGATCAGTGGTACAGCTTCTATGCTGGCCTGTGCATCACCGCGGCCAACACATTGTGGATCGCGATGTTGGTGTACTATTCTCGAAAGAACCGAGTATGAGCGTCGTCGTTTTGTGGATCGAAACCTGGATCGAAGACTCCGGGCTGGCGCCTTTCGTCGACCGAGAAGCACAGTTCAAGGAGTTCAATGACACACAACTGTCCGATGCCTTGAATTTTGCGGCCGAAAAACGCAAAGACGCAAAGTGTTCGCACGTTGTAATCAACACCGAACTGGCGGACAACGTTGGCAAGCCGGGCGTGAATGCTGTGGAAAACGGCAAGACACCAGACGGTCACGACTATGAGTGGTCCAAGCAACACCGTGGTGGGCCACCGCGAAAGGATTGAGATGCGATTCGGCTTCAAGTTCCAACTGGGCGCAGTGTGGTTGGGTGTGCACTACTCACCATACAACAAGCGCTTCTGCGTCAACTTCATTCCTTGCTTGACCGTCTGGGTCTGTTTACCAGGCGGAAAGACACCTGAAGAGTCAAAGGAGTCCAGCGTATGAGCCACCCACGTTTTACGATCCGAGATTTCATTAAGAGCGTTGACCCAGAAACGCCTTATCTGTACTATGTGATCAGCCGACCCGAAAAGTTTGGTACTCATCTCGGGCCAGCAATGGATTTTGAGATTGATCTTCTGGACGGCCAAGGACCGAAGCTGTTCACGATTACGCGTGGGTTCTACGATCGTGGTGTGCAATGCATCGAGTACCGCCCTGCAGAATGGATGTCGGACAGTTACCTCGTTCACAATATGCGCGTTCGATTCTATTCACCAGGCGTTGAATGGCGGGACTCGTATTCGCGCGGTGATGTTGCTTTCAAGAAGTCCTGTTTGCCAGAGTCGTGCAGAGGTGGCTGTAAGAAAGTGCATGGCGAGGACTGTGGATTGTGAAAACTGCTGCTGAAGTTGAAGCTGAATTCCGAGCAGACCTGCAAGCGCTGCTGAACAAGCACAATGCGGAGTTGTGTGTCGAAGAAAGCATCAACGACTACGCCTACTCCAGTAAGATGGTCGTCTACATCGACGGGGTGTACGGCGAAACTGAGGTGATCCAAGAGTTCACTGACATCGATCTCGGTTCCGCCGTTTACCATGACTGATTCTCAAGCTTTTCAAGACTCCAAAGAAGCAATCATTGACTGCGTGTTTGCGTTCATTGACCGGATGAACGACGTGTGCGACAGCGACAATGCAGATCGTATTGTGAGTGAGTACATTGCCAAAATGAATCCACTCATAGAGGAGTACCTTGACCTCAAGTTCGCGCCAAATCATGAACGACAACAACTTTGGCTGGAGTTTAGAACACCAGAACAAATCGCCGCTGACGAGGCAAAGCATAAGTCACGCCTTCGAAGTCTTGATGGCGTTCTTGAGCGCCTCACCGCTGAAGTGCTAGACCAAGCGTTTCAGCGGATCAAGAAATGAAACAAGGGACCATTGGTCCCTTGTTGTTTTAGAAATAGGGCTGTGGTTCAGACAGCCCTATTTAGCGTTACGGCAGTTTTGTTCCTACAAAATACTGAATGGAACGTAGTCGCCCGTGTCGTCCATTGAAGCTTCAGGGTCTACGTACTCGTTCACCTTCTGGAAGGCTTCTTCGTTGTACTCGGAAAGACGCTTGAGCAAGCGCATGATGCCGAGCGTAGCCATGACCGAGTCGTCCGTCGTACCAGCCTTCGCTTCGTACCCATTGCCCTTGGAAACAAAGTGCTTGAGTTCGAAGATCAAATCCTCAGACTTGATGTTGATACCATTGGTGATTTTCTCTACGAGGTTCTTGAGTTGCAGAGCAGCAAGAACCTTTTGACGACCAGTTGTAAACACACCGAATTTTGCTGGGTGGTCAGACACTAGCTCAGCCGTTTCGATCTGTTGTTCATCGTTGTAGTACAACGCAGATACCGCTTCACCAATACCGTTTCGTTCAAATGTCCAGAGGACTTCCGCTCGACCATTGCCCTTATGCTCAGTCAGCTTTCTGAGCAGCCATGTTAGCTTGGCGTAGATCAACGGAATGTTGACGTCATTTGACCGATACTCGGCGACTTGATTCAGGCCTGGGAAGTCAAAGACTTCAATCGACGTAAAGTCACGGCCGCTCCCGGTTGCAGGGTCCATTGACACCATGTAGATCTTGTTCCGACCGCCAAGCTCTTCTTCTGGCACCCAAAACTTGAAACCCAGAGATTCGAAGACTGGCTTCTCATAACGGAGTTGCGCAAGGCGGTGAGCGTTCACCAGCAGCGCGTCAGACGACAGGAACTCACAGTCAAGTTCTTGCTTAGCCTTGATTGGGCCAAGCTTGCTCGCCATATCGTCGTACCACTCTTTGTTTCGTTCTGGGTGACGCCACCACAAGAACTCGAGCGGCTTGAACGTGTTTTGTTTGCTCTTGGCTGCGAACCACAAGCGTGCGAACAGATCCGAGTCACCGTTTGGTGTTGAGGTGATGATGAACTTACCACCTGTACCAAGAGCAGGTGTCAACGACGCCCACATTTCTTCTTGAATGCGGCGTGAGATAAACGCGATTTCGTCCAAGAAGATGATGGAAGGCGAGCTACCACGACCTGTCTTTTCGGACGTTGCTTCACAGATGATCTTCGATCCGTTGTCAAACTCAATCGATGTGCGGTTGTAGAACTTGCAACCAGCCTTCAACCAATGCGGAAGTTCTTCGTACGCGAACTTGATACGAGACTGAATTTCAACAGCATGCGCCATTGCCTTAGAAGCAATGACACAACGCTTGTCTTCATTGAACAATGCAAACCAAAGAATATACATTGCCGCAACGGTGGTCTTACCCATCTGACGAGAACACAAGAGCATTGTGTCCTTGTTCTCGTGAATAGCATTGACCATTTCGATCTGATAATCGTACAGTTCAAACGGAACTGACCCATGAACTGGGTGAGTAATCCTGACGTACTTTGTCAGAAAGTAAATTGGATCTGAGGCGCAACGCTTCAACTCCATAACGGAGTCAGGTGTGTACTCACTCGACTCGTGAGCGCGCTTTAGGTTTGGATTTTTAGCCATCAGTTTTCGATGAATTTACGAACGATCTCGACGGTCCGTGGGTGCGTTAGCACCTCAAAATGATTCGCTTTGATTTCCACTTTCTTACCGTATGGCAATGCGCGTTGGCTGGCCACTGTGACGATACTGTCATTTGGCTCTAAAGAAAATGGCAATGAACCAGCGGTCGTGACTACAGAGAGGACAGGACAAGGCGCTTGCTCTTTTGCAAAGCGCATGATCGCTGAACTTCTTGGAGTCAGATCATGAAGGATTGGAAGGCCATGAAGCCACCACCGCCACCAGTGCGCGAACTTTGATCCACCAATAGGTGAAGACAAGGTGACAACCTTTTGGATGTCATGAGTCTTTTCTAGAGCAATCAACATCGCGATTACTCCACCAAGCGAATGTCCAACAAGAGTCAACGGTTCCGATTTCGGCAGTTGCTTAACCACCTGGCTCACCGAATCGTTCAGGTGCTGATACGATCGGTAGTTGATTTTCGGAGTGCCACCAAGTTCGCTCGCCATATAGGAGAACGAGTTGTGGCTCGAGTTGAGTCCGCGGCAAGGAGCTTAGAGTCCTTACCACCGTACTTCTCCGCTTGCTTGTGCACCATCTGGTGCAACACCTTCATGGCTTTCATGATCTCAGCCGCTGTGTGAGGCTTGCCCTTACCCTTGTTTGGCAGGTCGTCAAGCTTATCGAACTTGATTTCCGCTGGAGCGAAGTCAGATGGAGAACTCATATCAATTCCTTAAGATGCTGCGTTAGGGAACGACTTACCAGCGCCCCAAATAATTCGAACTGCGCCGCCACCGCCACTGCTGTTTGGGCCGCCACCGCCACCATAGACACCAGCTGCGCCAGTTGAAGCGGTGTTCTGCGCGGCTGTACCGCCTGAACCACCCTTACCACCACCGCTTCCGGCAACTCCGTTCGCGCCAGTTGCGCCTTCACCAAGAAGTCCTACACCACCGCCAGCGTACGATGAAGCGCCAGAACCGCCAGCGCCACCAGAACCTGCGGTCGCACCAGAGCCACCAGAGCCAGAATAACCACCAGCACCGCCGCCGCGTGAGCTAGCGCCTGCACCACCAGCACCACCAGAGCCAGCCTTAACGACACCACCAGGAGCAGAGTTGTTGATAGTACGCAGGGCGCCACCACCACATACCGTAGAAGCGTTGATGAAGTATGAATCTCCACCAGATGTTCCTGAAGGGTTGCTAGTCAAGTTCGGGCCGCCAGCGCCGACGACTACCGTGTATGATTGACCAGGCGTAACTGAAATGTTGTTGGCGTATGCAAGAGCGCCGCCAGCACCAGCGCTACCGTTGTTTTGGCCGCCGCCGCCGCCGCCAACACAAACGACACAGACGCTTGTAACGCCTTCAGGACATGTCCATGAATAGGATCCTGGTGCCGTGTAAAGGGAGCTCCCAGCTACAGGAGTGGTATCGGCGTAAGTGAAGATTATTACGCTCATGCTGTCAACGTTCCCTTGAGCGTGATTGCAATGTTTGCAAGCGTTGTATCTTGCGATGATGGTGCTGAAATTTGCAGCAAGTCGCCAGAGGCAAAGCTCTGCTGTGAGCTAAATGTGAATGACCCAGTTGAACCAGCTGCAGCAAAAGCAATCGTTCCAATCGATGATCCATTCTTGTAGATCGTAAACGTTGCGCTCGAAGTTGCTCCTGTTCCTGACTTAGCCACGGAACCGGTCAAACCTGCTGGCAATGAGAATGCGTTCACCACTACAAAGTTCAGAACGTATGCTGATGCAGCTGGCTTGCCAGTAATCGACAAAGCCAGGTCGTACTTCGCGTCATAGTGCGTCGTCCAAGCACCATCACCACGCAGATACGTAGTTGAAGAAGGAGTGCCAGTTCCGAGGCGAGCAGCGGCGACAGTGCCAGTTGCAATGTTGGAACCGTTAAGGTTCGTCAGCGCTGAACCGTTGCCGCTAAATGATGAGGCGGACAGAGCACCTGTGCTATCGTTGAACGTCAACGTCGAAGCGCCAGCAAAGGCGCCATTCTTGTTGTATTGGACGTGCGTAGTGCTGCCAGCTGCCGCAGAAATTGTTGATGGGTTTGTCCAAGCTACGTCCGTGCCGTTCGTTGTCAGAACGAATCCGTTGTTCGATGCTTGTGAAGGAAGGATGTTGTTGCGTGCGGTTTGCGCGCTGCTTGCGCCTGTACCACCGTTTGCCAGCGCAAGCATGCCACCAGCCGTGAACGTCCCGCTTGAAGTAATTGGACCGCCGCTGAACGTCAGACCTGTTGCGCCACCACTCACGTCTACAGACGTGACACTACCAGCTGAAGCAGTTGTCCACGATGCAGACGTGCCGTTCGTTGTCAGGATCTTGCCAGAGTTTCCTGTTTGCGTTGGCAGCAGGTTGTTGAGAGCTGCGTTTGCAGTATTTGCGCCCGTGCCACCATAAGTAACACCAAGCACACCAGCCATAGTGAGCGTTCCAGATGTAGTAACTGGACCACCAGAGAATGAAAGACCAGTCGAGCCGCCGCTCACGTCGACAGACGTGACAGAACCTGAACCTCCACCACCAGCGGATGTCCAATACACGGCAGATCCGTCTGTTGCGAGAACCTTACCTGTGTTGCCAGTTTGCGGTGGCAGCAGGTTTGTTACCGCTTGCGAAGCTGTCGTCGCACCGGTGCCACCATTGGTAAGCGCCAATGTGCCAGACAGTGTAAGTGTTCCGCTTGAGGTGATTGGACCACCGCCAAAGCTCAAACCTGTAGTGCCGCCACTTGCGCCAACAGAAGTCACAGAACCGGCGCCAGTATCGGACCAGAATGCCGCGGTGCCGTTCGTCGTCAGAATCTTGCCAGAGTTTCCTGTTTGCGCTGGCAACAGATTCGCCAGTGCAGCGCTAGCTGTGATGGCTCCAGTACCGCCGTTCGTGATGGCGAGGGTCCCATCAACGGTGAATGTTCCATCCTGTGTGATTGGTCCGCCAGAAAAAGTAAGGCCAGTATCCGCGCCGTCAATTGCAACTGAAGTAACGGTGCCACCACCAGCTGGTGTTTCCCAGGAGACAGTTGATCCATCCGTTTTAAGGAACTTCCCAGTATTGCTGGCTTGCGTTGGGAATACATCTCCCCATGATACCACAGTACCGTTCGTGGTGAGGAACTTGCCAGCAACTTGCGACGGCAAGAGATTGGCTATTGCAACGCTTGCAGAAGAAGCACCTGTACCGCCGTGCTGAATGGCCAACGTGCCAGTCAACGAGATTTGGCCAGTTGTGGTGATCTTAGTGCGACCGGTCTGTGGTGGATCCAGCGCGTCTCCGCCATTGATCGTCAGACCGACAGTTGGATCGTTGTAGATCTGGATTTCAGTTACCGTACCGCTGACGTTTTCCCATGAAGGTGGAACACCTTCACCATTAGAAGTCAGCACGTATCCTGATTGGCCAGCAGCAAGATTGGTAAGCGTGCCGTCGCCAACAGTTACTGGAACACGACCTTCTACACCGTCGTTAACGGCAACAGTAGAGTTGAATTCGCTACCTTGCAGTGCAAGTCCGGTTCCGGCCGTATAAGCGGAGCCTGGAAGAACTTGCCATGACAACGCGCTACCATCAGTGATAAGCGCTGCGCCTTGATTGCCTGATTGATTCGGCAGAATGGTTGCAAGAATTCCGTTGACGGATGTTGCGCCAGTACCACCGTGCTGAACGGTGAGAACACCACCAGCAGTAAGGTCGCCTTCAGTTGTGATTGGCCCACCACCAAATGACAGACCAGTTGTTCCACCAATGATGTTGACAGAGGTAACCGTGCCACCAGATACCTGCGCAGGTTCCCACGTTGGCAAACCAATAGTGTTTGAGGTGAGGACTAAATCTGCTCCAGCTGGCGCCGGGATTCCAAGAAACCCGCCCGTTCCGTCACCAACTTGTACCAGTGAGACATCAACACCATCGCTGTTGGCCGTACCAGTACCACCTGAACCAGCAACAGGAACCCATTGAGTTCCTGTGTAGACGTGAAGACCGTGATTGATCGTGTAGAAGAGTTCACCGACGTTGCCGTTGGCCGGGAAATCATTGCCTGACTCAACGGTCAAATTGGTGACAACAGAAGTACCGGTAAGTTGAATACCGTCGTAGAGCATGACTTGGATCCTTGTTAGATCTCTTATTTATCTGGCGCAGACAAGTACGCTTACTTCAGTTTTTCCATCTTGTACTTGAGTACTGGTTTGATTTGGGAGAGCTTCATTACTCAGCGCGTTCCATGAACGTCAGAATGGCGACCTTACCATGCTGGTGGAAGTTTGGACGATGATCAGGGTCGCGAAGATCGTATACGATTTGGATCTTGACGATACCATGACGCTCACTGATCAAGTCGTAATCTTGCGGCTCGAACGAGTGTGGGTAGTGTGGGAACGCCAAATGCGGTTGAACGATCTCAGTAATGAAACCAACGTCACCGCTAGCGTCAGGACCTTGGTGGTCTGATACGCGCTTGGCGATATCCTTGGCGGTCATCAGGTCATAGTGCGAAAGATCAATGTCCTTCCACTCACCACCAAATGAGTACCCGGTGCGAGCATTCTTGTACTCGATCTTGTAAGAGAACAGGCCGTTGCCGCCTTCCTCTTCCATTTCCTGAATGAACTGCTTGAAGGAAAGCTTCATACCGGTTTCCATGACTTGGCCCTTGTGTTTGAACTTACCGTCCTTCATCTCACGCTTCTTGTCACGATGCGCGCCAGCCGCGTTCTTCTTGTTGGCGAGAACCTGCTGAGTAACGGTGTCACGTGGCTTTTGGACAGGCACCACGATTGTGTTTAACTTCTTGTCCATCTCATTCAACTCTTCAGCAAGAGCCTTTGGCAAAACGTAATAGATGTCTTTGTCAGGTGATTGCACTTGCACAAACACCTTCTTTGCATACGAGAAGACGCGTACAAACCAATTACCGAGAGCAGACTCGACCTTCTTCATTCCGGTCTGCTTCGCGTTATCGATCATCTGATCGGATATTTGCTTGCGCTTTTCAATTTGGTGGGTACCAAGAAGATCGGCAACAATATCGTCAATTTGGGCGCTGATTGGCGTGTTCATGATTTGACTTCCACAAGCTGAGCTTCGCCCAGAGCAGACGTGTCGAACTCTTCATCCGTCAGCCAAGAATACCCAGCGCCGTTCTTGCTGTACGCCTTGATGACGACCTTGTTAAACTTCCCATTCTTCATTTTCTGCGTGAACGCTTCGCCCTTGTTCGTCCAGGCCATCTTGCCTTTGTTCGAATTGATCACGGTGGTCTCTTGACCGGGCCAAACGGTCTTGCCATCAGCAATGATGCGCTGGCCCATGGCCGCGGAGCGGATAACGTTCTTCAGCTGGCGGTCTGAAAGCGGTCCCTTGGTGGACTTGGCTTCAGTAAGAACCCAACCTTCATCACGGTCTGGATACCACTTAGCGATCAGCTTACCATCGCACTTAGCAAAATCTTTACCGTCATCGTCAACATCCAGTTCGGCGACAGCTTTCTCCCATGCCTTTCGATCATGAGAGAACCAGGCTTTTTCCTTGGCTTCGAAGAGTTCTTGCAGCTTCATATCTGATCTCGTTAGTTTGAGTTGTATTTAGACGGCTCAGACTTCCTTGGTGTCCGCGTCCACACTGATCATGCGTAGGATTTCTTCACGGGTAGCAACGATGGTGTTGTTGACCGTCTTGCCACCGGCATTCGGGATGAACATCGTGGCGCGCTTACGATCTGCCTTGACCCGCGCTTTTGCGGAAGCTGCTTGCAAGGCCAGGTTCAAGAACGTAGCGGCAACTTCAGCATTGCGAGCTGCGTAACGTGGCTCAATGATTTCAGTGTACGCCATTTGGTTCTGGAAAGTCTCCAGAGCAGTGGTGTACACGGCGTCGAAGCGCTCGTCGTTTTCGACGTCCTCAGCATCCTTCTCGGCAGGAGTTGCGTTTGGAGACTGCATTGCGATCTCAGTGCTTGTTGCTTGCTGATAGTCGTCAATTTCAACGCCAGAGGTCATCTCATCATCGATGTCAAACAGATCATCGAGAGGGTTCTTTGTTGGCTTCATTACCTGTCCTTATTTGGTGATTTTTACATTACCAAGAATGTGCAAGTTCGACATAACAACATCGAGCTTCTTTAGTTCTCTACGATCCCATTCATCATCACCAAACAATTTACGGAACTGTTCAAGCTTGGTCTTGCTAATGTGAATAGCTTTTACAAATGTAGATAGATTTTGAATTTTGTGAGTGTCAATGACCTCTTCGAATTCTTCCATCGACACATTTGTTTTCGATTTGAATTTATGTGGGGCGATTTTGAATTTGTTGGAGAGTTTGTCCCCATCCAATTCAATTTTGAAGATCGGCATCGCTCCGACCCCCAGATAATCCTGAAGATGCTTCGACCTTGTGGCGCTAATCTTGTTGTAATTTCTGGCGGCCAAACTATTTGTACGCAAGATAAATTCCATTTTTTCAAGATCAACAAGGTGATACAGTGACCCAACTTGTTTGGCCTCAAAAAGATCTTTTACCTTCATACATTCCTCACGAAGTGGTGCGTGATGTTTCCATCTTCATCATTCATCCTTTGGAAGTGCTGATTCACCGTGCTTAATGGCATTTGCTAAGTGTTGGTGAACTTCTACGCTGAGCCTGTCAACGGCCGAGTTAAGCGTCTTGTACCGCTCGGCGGCATAGTCAACAAGCATTGCTCGCATCATTGATTCAAAGTGCTCAATGATTTCAGTTGCTTCTTCCTTCAGTTTTTCATCGAGCGCTAACACTTCAGGCGCGGTGTGGACGTCGTAGCGTATGTTATGTGCAAGCTTGCTTGCTTTTTCATATGCTTTGCCGCCATAAGTATCAAAAATCTGTTTGAGTTCATCGCTAAACTCAGTGTTGACTCGGTCGTATGAGTTGATTACAAGCTTTGGTGGTATTTTGTACTGTAGTTCTGTCGGAATGCCAGGAAAACGGAGAGTTACGTCTTCACCACTAAACCCAGTCATGATGTACACTTTACCATCATATGACGAGCCATAGTGGCTAACTTTGATTGACTTGTGTTCTTCGCTCATACTTCAATAATGTCTGCGACCTCTGCCTTGGTGGCGTCGATCAGGATTTCTGATTCGTTGTATGCTGTATCTACAACGCGGGTGTCGAACAAAATAGCATCTGGCTGCACATGGTACACGATGATGACGCCATTCTCGGATCTACGTGAATCCTCATGTTCAAGGTGACCCTTCTGTAATGCAAAATTTTTCGCGGCATGCTGAGATTTGCTTGTCGCAACATACTTGCGCTCGCGCTCTTTCTTGAGAATTCTTTCATTACTCGGATGGTCATCCTCATTAAAACCTAGGCCACGATAAACAACCTTGATTGAGCGCTTTGCTTTCTCATTTGCGGCACGAATAGAAGGAATCGCGTTAATGAGCTTTATGATTTCGCCAATAAGACTACGATCATTACTGTGAAGATAACGATCCATAAGCTTCATGAGCTTTTCATACTTCGCGTCATCCGTGAGCTGCACTTTGGTGTGTAGCCGGAAATCATGTTCGCGATCAATCCGAACTGGCTTAGGCGAATCACTCAAGTGAAGTAGAAAATACATCACGTAGTCGAAGTCATCTTCTTTACTTGACGGGAAATCCACCGCAGTGTAGAGCGTTTTGGAGAAATCCAATGCGCGGACCTTGTTGTACTCATCATCACCAATAGTGCTAAGCAGCCGCATGGTACCAAAGATAGATGGTTGCGAGGTGAATTGATTACTAAGTTCAGTATGAGCTTTGTGTGGAAGATTTATATGATGATCCACATCATTTATCTGCGCGTCGAGCGTTGCCTTATGTTCTCTGCCTGCCTTGAAATCCTTCTTCATGAAAGCAGCTTTCATGCTTTGGATATTGCTCTTAAGCTCACTGTGAGAGCTCAGAATATGATCACCAGACTGCAGTGAGCGGTCGTATGCGTGAATCATCTTTTCAAGGTCTTTAAGAACCCGCGCAACAAACTTAATCTTAGCAAACTTGCCCAACTGTTTACGCAGATCAATTACTTCCTGAGGAGTAATTTTATCTTTGGCTTTCTTGACCAAATCATGAATCAGAATGATCGCGGATACTGAGGCCTTCGTTTTCGAGAGCTCAACTGCCGAAAGAGGACGTGGGCGCAATAAACCCAATTCCTTAGATTCCAAAAATAGTTTGAACGTCTGTTTGAACATTTTACTTTGACCTGCCATTTGCGAACATGCTCTTCTCTGTCACTACGCGGAAGCTCATTCCCTGCTGTTCAGCAAATCTGGCGGCTGCTTTCCACTTGGCATGATTAACTGCCAATGCATATTTATCTCTATCAGTAGCCTTAGGCGTTAGAACAGTTTCCTTGTACGGCTTGATCTCAATGATCTCTTTCTTCAGATTGCCGAACTTGTCCTTGTAGATGACCAAAGCATCTGGGTAATAGTTCGCCACTCGATTCTCAAATGGATGCAGGTACGGAATACTGAATTCCTCTGACGCCCACTGCATGACCGCAGGCGTAGTGTCCAACCACTTAAAGAGTCTGAACTCCCAGCTTGAGCGCCCTATAATCTTGTTTGGATCCCCGAGATACTTTTCAGGATGCTGAGGGATAAAACGGCCTTTCATGGTACCCATCATTCAACTCCAAATACTTCGTCAAAATCAACCTTGAATGTCTTGTGCTCTTCGGCCCAGATATTCACTGGATGATCAGGTGGCAGGCTGTTATCGAAAAGCTTGCAGTTCTGTATGGTGCAGTTAGCAATGGCTTCATTCCGCTTTAAAATCATCGCATTCAACTGCTCTGGAGTGGCGGTGTCGTACCACTTCTTAAGGCTGTTTGCTTCTTCACGGCTTTTGAGGTTCGCTCACGGAACTGCTGATAGGCAACTGGATCGGCTTTCAAGCGAGCCTTAGCTGCTTTAGCGGATGCCGACATTTTCGCACGAGTTTCTTGGCTAATCGCCATCGCTTAGTCTCCAGCGTTAACGCTTGGTTGCTCTGGACCGAATGTTCCAGAAGTCGTCGTGTAAGTGGCTTTGTCACGACCAGCGGTCGTGGCATCAGAAACAACGTCACGGCTTGGGCGTGCCACTGCTTGATTGACGCCTCTGTTCAGCAAGTCTTTTGTGACGCCACTTGCAATAGAACCTACAGTTGAGGCGACACTGCTGAGGCCCGGCACATTCCGAATTGCTTTGCCAATAGTCTCATTGGACACCTTCTGCGCAGCACGACCGGCCACACCGCCTAGGATCGCAGTGTATGGGTTGTTTGAGCCTGCATCGCTTGGGCGCGTGCCAACTGGGCCTGAATCGCCAGGCGCTGAACCTACTGGAGGCAACTGCTTTTCTGCAGGCAGTTTCTCCAATGGATCCATGTTGCTCATCACCATGAAGTCGTAATCGAACTGCATAGTGAACAGGTTTGGATCAGAGACTTCGTGATTCACGTCATCCAAATCGAAGGACACAACGCGTGGATTGATGAAGAAGAATGAGACCTGCTTGGTAGAGTTCTCGAGCTTCTGCGATGGGTCAAGGAAGAACTGCGTTACCTTGATCGCCTGAATCGCATTACCAACTTCCGTATCAATAACACCACGGTGCGCGAAGTCGTTTTGATCGGTGAACGGCTCAGAGAACTCCATACCAGAGCCGGCCCCGTAGGTTACTCGGGTGTCAGCAATGTTCTGTGTAGCCGTAATTGAGCGACGTGTAATTGGCGAGTGCACCATCATCATGAAGCGGAAGAACTCATACACACTGTTGCCAACGTCGTCAATGAACGTCATTGTCAATTCACGGTGCTTGATCTGCTTCAGAACCTTGGTGCGGAAGTTGTATTGGTTGATCTCTTCGTACTCAAAGTCAACCTTTGGGCGGTCTACGCTCTTGATGAGAAAGGTGAAGTCCCGCTGCCAATTACCACGACCGAATTTCTCCAGTACACCGTCTTGGAACAGGAACTCCACGCGGAACAGGAACTTAAGCTTTGGGCGGAAGTGAGAGTTCGCAAGTGATGCTGCATACGATGTAGCATACCATGAACCATCATTTCGATTGACTGGTGGATCTGCTGGCTGGCCAGTAACAGTGCGCAGGTAGTCGTTCAGCGGGTTAGCGCCGAATTCTTCGACTGCCATACCGAACATTTCCGTAGCTGTGCGCTTCGCGTTAATGTCCGAGGACTTGACCAGTTTTGAGATGTCAGGCATTACATGTTCTCTTCGTGGTCTTGCTGGTTAGACAGCCCTATTTAACACTTACGGCAGAAATGTGACGTCAAGCATACTGGATCAGGTCCTTCCAGTTTGGCGCTCCACTCCTCAAGATGTTCATGCCCTTAACGAACTCACGCATCGTCACAGCGTCGAGTTGGCCGCTGCCGTGCATCTCAACCAAGTGATCCAACAGCTCTTCCTTCTTCTCGATGGCGACGTCGTCACCACCAAGCGATGGCAAGACAGAGCGCATGCGCTTCAGAACTTCTTCTGGCGACAGATCCATGTTGATCTTCGCAGAGCGCGACATGATGGCCGAGTCAAACTCTTCCTTCTTCAAGTTCGAGATGAAGACCACGCGGCCTTTGAACTCAAACATAGATGGGAAGCGAATTGGACCGCCCTTCTTAACTTTGACACCAGAATCGTCTTCTGCATCTTCATCACCAGCCAGAAGTTCAGCGTCCTCATCACCAGAGTCAGCAGCCAATTGGCGGTCAATTTGCTTGTACAGAGACTGACGCTTTTCGTCGCTCATCTTAGAGACGTTCAGCGTGTTCTTACCGTTCCAAGAGATTTCGCGAACTGGTGAAGTATCGAGAGCCGCCTTCAAGATGTTGGTGGCGTCTTCGTTACCCCACATGCTGTCGCAATCGTCAAACAAAATCATGCCACCTTCGCGGAACATGAACATTGTTTGGTAGATGGAAACTGGTGAAGCCTTACCGGAGATCTTGACGTAGTCCTTACCAGGGACCATGCCTTCTTCCTTGATGGTCTGCATGATGGTGTACGTCTTACCCGTACCTGGACCACCATAGATCAAGAGCGAACGCAGAGTGCCCTTACATGCCATCGTGACGAGCTGAGAGAGGTGACCATACAGCGTATCTGGGTCACGCATTTCCTTCTCAGTCGGCTTATGGTCAGCCATAGAGCCAGCGATTTGCTTGTACAGTTGCTGAGCCGCTTTGGACTCTGCAGCAGGAATGAAACGCTTGGTGTCAGGGTCTTGAGCCGTGACCTTGATGTAGAGGATAGGTTCCTTCTTAGGCAAGGCGACTGCTGTGCTTGGCTCCTTGACTGGAGTCACGTCTTGTGGCTCATCATCCTTCTTGGAAACGACTTCAGACTTTGTTTCCTTGGAGTCAACATCTGTGACAGCACCTGGCTTCGCGTTCCACTTGCCACGACCGATCTTTTGACCGCGGATGTAAGCTGGAATCAAGACGTCATTCTCATCTGCGACCGCCTTGATTTGCTCCCAAGTCATTGACTCAGCACCGTGCTCACCGTACTTTGACACAGCCATGCGATAGAAGTTGTCATCATTGACACGCTTAGCCATCTCATCCAGCTGAAGACCCTCATTCACTGCTTGCACCGGGTACTTGCCTTGCTCTGGGTGCTTGATCAAGTTTGCAAGCTTGGCCATTGCGCCAATCAACGAACCAGCGTTCAACATCTTCACATCGATGAAGTGCGATGGACCAGTCGTGGTTGTGTACTTTTCCCAGACGTCGATGCCAAGGACATGGCCGCCTTTGAAACGAACGCCAAACGCGCGTTCACCAAACAAGTACAGGATTTCTGAGAATCCACCGAACGCCATTACGTGGCCTTTACCACCGTAGCGGTAGATCTTCGTGCCAAGAAGCTTCGGGAGTCGACGTTCGAATACGCCGATTACGCGGGCCAGGTCATCTTCGGAGAACTGAGCCTCAACCAAATAGTCTTTGAAGGTGAACATTTGTGTCTTAGTGTGTATGTAAGATTCTCTATTTAGAGCATCGGGGTGACCTGAAAACAAAAGAGGGACCGAAAGGCCCCTCAGATGTACCAATGAAACGTCGATTAGGACATTTCACCGCCGGTGGCGCGCTTGTCCTTGACACCGTCACCGGAGTCGATAGAACGAGCGTGGTCAAAGCGCAGAACCAATTGAACGGTTGCTGCTTCGGAAGCGGAGTAGTCCATGTCTCCACCGTCCATGCTTTGAATCCAGACACCTTCAAGGATCCAAGTTTCCAAAACACCTTCGTCGCCGTCAAGCATCTCAAGCTTCATACCGAACTTGTAATCCGAACCGGCTGCTGCAGTGTTCAACCAGCGACCGTCAAGATCAACACCGACCAAACGCTGTGTCGTCTCAAGCTGTGCCTTGATAACCTTTGCTGCCAGACCGCCGATGTCATCTTCAACAGTCATGTTCATTGGCGACCAAGTGTGCTTGCCGGCAATGTACGACGTGCTGTTGTAGCGGTGGATTTGAACTTCTTCAAATTCCAACTGAGGGCGTGTGACTGTAGTTGCCTGAACAGTAAGGTCACGCGAGTTGTGACCTGCGACAAGCTTGCCGATGTTGGCGAAGGTGACGCGCCACTTGTTCTTTTGCTTTGGGTGCAGGTGACCAGAGCCACCGCCCGGGATACCGAAGTTTGCCAAAGTAGCGATGATAATTCTCCTCAGCGCAAAAAGTGCGCGTTGCGTTGATGCAGTGTATTTATCAGACTTGCGGAGTTTTTGGCTCAAACCCGATTACGTAAAAATGGGGACCCGAAGGCCCCCATTATTTCTTTCTACTTCCTGACTTAGATGTCAGCACCGGTGGAAACCACGCGGATTGGGATGTAGATGAATTCAGCCGCTTTGACTGGCTTGATAGCAACGTCAAGCCACAGCTCGTTTCGGTCGATGCGAGTTGCGGTGTTGTTCGATGCGTCGCACAGTGTTGCAAAGTCGTACAGACCGCGCTTCGACAGAACATCAGACAGCATGCCGTCAGCAGCAGCCTTCAAGTTGTCGCGAGTGATCTGATCATTCGGTTCGAACACGAACGGCATAGCACCCTTGCGGAGTGTACGACGCAGGTAGCAAACCAGACGAACGACGTTGATACGGTCCAAAGCAGAAGCAGCAGTTGCCGAAGTCTTCTGACCCCAGATCAAGATGCCACGGCCTGGGAAGAACACGATTGGGTTGATGTTCTTGTCGTATTCGTACAAGTTGTCGCGTTGGCCAGCATTCAGAGAAGCTTCCACGAATGTGGTAGCGGTACCGAGCGTGCCAGTCACGTAACCAACCTTGGTAACACCAGTCACAACACCGCGTTGTACGCCAGCTGGGGCGAACCAAACGTAAGACTGCTTGTCACTGAAGGCGATCGTACGCATTGCGATACCGGATGGGGCGCACATTACGTTACGACCATCAAGGTTCGAAGCCAGACCCCATGGGTAGTAGTACGCCACGTTGTCGTTAACGACGCGTTCGGAAGACAATGCCCACTGAGCGATCTGATCAGGTGTCTTGTTGCAAGGCGTGTCAGCGATAACAACAGCTTCGCTTTGTACGTCAGCAGCCAGAGCAGCCAGCTCATCAACAACTTCTGGGTAGCCAGGTGCTGCAACAAGGTTGAACTCATAGAGCTCAGAGCGAACGTCGAGGTTGCTGTTGATAGCGGACTGCATTGCTGTCACGATAGCAACGCGCTTAGCAGCATCGTTGGCACCGAGAGGAGCAGAAACCGTGACATCAGAAACAATGATCGTGAACTCATCACCAGTTTCGAAGGCAACAGTGCCTGGAACGATAGTGAATGTGACGCGGTTGTTGTCGTATGGAGAACCAATGACACCAGGAGACGACATACCAGACACCGTACCGGAAACGTTGAACGACGTTTCAGAGATGAAGGAGATCGTCAGAGTTTCTGGAACAGCCAAGTCATCAGGCAGCAAGTTCACAACATGACCGTTGCCGACGTTACCAGAGTCTGGTGTAGCGGTGTAAGCCAAGTTGAAGGTGAACATGTCACCAGCCGAGAACGGAACACTGCCTTCAGTGATGTTGAACGAAACCTTGGTGCCAGAGAATGGCGAGCCAACGATACCGGTACCGATGTGGCCAGTGCGCGAACCAGACACCGAGAATGTCGTTGGCGACGTGAACACGACGCTCACAGTCTGTGGCTTAACGGTCGAAGATGCAGCAGTGACGTTAGTCAATGTGCCATCACCAATGCCGTTGAATTGCAGCGAGCCAGTAACGAGGACTGGAGTACCGAGAGACACGAATGTTTCTGGATCGTCAGCCAAGTCGACGTTCGCACGAACAACGTAAGCACGGGAACCAGCGCCGAGGAATTGGTTCAGAGCGAACAGGCCATACTCGTTACGAGCATCACCGTGCATCTCATTACCAGCCGTATCAGCGTGGAAGTAAGGAACACCGTACAGTTCAAGAGATTGAGCGAGCGACGTCACAGTACGCACCACACCTGCTTCCAGCGTACCAGCGGCTGGTGTCACACCATTCGGTTGCAGTTTGCCAGAGCGGGTTGCGATGAAGAACAGCGGCAGGGTTGGGGCCGATGCTGGGAAGAAGAAGCTCTCGTTGGTGACCGATACCGATACACCTGCAGAAACGAGGGTTGCCATGTAGTTCTCCTACGAGTTAGGGTCAATGACCGCTTTGTTTTGGTCTAGGTATTTAGGGCCGGACCGACCGGCCGCGTCAGATTCAAAGCACTTTCAGTGCTTTGGTGTACGATACATCGTCGCGGATACACGAGGATGCTTTTTGCTGCCTGTATTCTTCACGAAGCCGAAGCGACCGTAGAACTCAATGAGCCGAGTTTTCGATGTCGTTCCAGTATGCTTGCTTCGTTCAGATGGCGATAGGGCAATGATGAGGCCATGCTCGTCGGCGTAATCGCACAGCATCTTCATGGCTTTCGTGCCTTGCCCATTACCTTGATTGTCCTTGCCAACAACGATCAGCTGCAGCCCAAGAATGTCCGGATTCTGCCCTGAGTGGTACAGCCAGAATTTCTCTAGGCCACACTCAGAACGGATTTTGTTTTCAAGAGCCTCAATTTCCGCATCACGTGATGTTCGCTCTTGTAGGAATTGTTTGAAGGTCATCATGGCAATTGCGTTGGTTCGTCAGGCACAGGGCCCTCTGGTGGGCGGGTGTTGATTTGAATTGTTGCGAGTGGGTCACCAAACGGCGTAAGCTCACCGTTCTCATCTACCTCATTGACGACCATCGTGCCAAGTGAAGCGATCTGAATGACAACCTTGCGTACCAAGTCGTCCTTAACACCCATTGGGACACTAAGGTAGATCGGCATTTCAAAGGAAAGAGTCCACACAATCATGCGCTTGTCTTGCGAAGATGGGTAGTTCTCTTCGTTGGAAATGTCGGTCAGCTCGACCTTCGTGATCTTGGTCCAGTCAAACGGCGCATCATTCTTTTGAATCTGAATGTCTGGGTTAAACAGCACCAGAATCTGCTCAAGGATTTGATGCATCTGCTGAGTGTTCGATGCGTAGATGCTGAGCTCAAGTGTCATGTTGTACGGCACAGGCATAACACGCTTGACAACAGTCAAATCATCTGGGAACACCCCACCAGTACGCATCGTGACGCGTTGGTCAACGTACGCTTGCACCTTGCGGCGTTCAGGTGAGAGCTGCAGACCCGTCATGTAAACTGACATGGTTGGCAGGCTGAACACTCGGTTGTCGGTGTTTCCAGCGTGTAGTGCTGCCACAACACGGTCTTTGTTGCCGATCACGCATGGAACAGTCATGAACTGCGCTTCGTTGCATTCACCCTTGCCGGTCTGGACTTGCAGACCTTGGAAGATGGCAACGAATTGCAGGAGATAGGAGCGCAGTTGTGCGTCATACCAAAAATTTTGAATCATAGCTTCTTAGTCGACAGCGACAGTGTTTGTGTTTGCTTGAACATCTCTTGCTGAGATGGCTTCATGGAGTTGCGTTCTGCGCGACGATCCGTTTCGACGTACATCCACTTGTTCTTGACAAGGTTGAATCGGTACAGACGAGACGCAATACCAAGCTTCGGATCGTAGTTCAAACGGAAGTACGTGCCATCAGTTTGACCAGCCACGTCTGGAAGCTTGAAGCCCTCTGTGTATGCAAGACCGTCTGGTGGCAGACCGTCTTCAATGTAGAGGTCACGACCATCGTACGAGCCTGGGCCACCAGTGCCATTGCTCATGCCAGACGCAACTTCACGGACATTGGAACCCTTTTCCGGCATTGCTGCTGCGGCTTCAGCATTGACTGCCTCAGTTGCAGTCAGTTGGCCAGTCTGGATTTGCTCAATGCCGTCGAAGAACGTGCCATCATCTACAACGTACTTCTGCGTATCGACGGTGCCGAGGATGTCTCGGTTTTCTTGGCTTGCAATGACCTGAGATGCTTGGAACTTGAATGTAATTGGACGCCACGCGGTGGTGTACCCGTCAGATGACCAAGACGTGTCTGTGACTTCAAGGAACTTGCGTACTGGCTTCAGGTTGTGGTCGTACTGCATCTCACTCGGGACTTCCAAGATGTCGCCAACCACGATTGGGCGACCCAAAGCCTTCACCATGGTAGAGAATACCGTAGTGAAAGAGTAAACGTCCGCAACTTGGAACCCAAACTTCGAGAGGTCTGAAATCGCGTCAAACGGCTGGTAAGAAACCTTGAACGAAATCGATTGCTTAGAATAATCGCGATCGCGATTTTCCATAAACAATTGATCTTGAATGTCGTCCAGGCGAGTCGCTTGATAATCAAAGAGCTCGAGTGTTTGTACTTCCCATGGCTGGTTCGTCGCCACACCAGAGAAGGATGTTGGCACGACACGCCAGTATCGTGAGGCGGCACTTTGCTTGATGCGAATCAACGCGGCTTCGTTCGTGTCTGGAAGGTTGACTACGTCTACACGGAACCAATCCAACTCGATAGGTACGGAAAACAGGTCACCGCTGACGAACGGTGTACTACCTGCTTGGATTGTAAAAGAGCCTTGCGCGCTGTTGAAGCGAGTACCCACCGTCGCAACACCCACCACCGTAGTTGATGCTCCGGCAAAGAGCACTGTAAAGGTGGTAGTGTTGTTCGCCGTCAGCATGAACGTTCCTGGAACCGCACTGGTGCCAGGAGTAAATCCTTGCACAGAACCATTTCCTGATCCAGTAAACTGGATCTTCGCTGGGTCTACCTTGTAGCCGCCTGTCGAACGTTCAACTCGAACTTGCAAGGCGCGACGGCCTACAGTTGGCTGCTTAATCCGAAGTGTGGTAATGTGCTGAGCCGCTGGTTGGCCTGGGGCGTACTGCTCCTGACCATACGACGTCTTCAAGGTGCCGAAATCGTACCCAATCCATGCTGGGGATGTAAGCACCGACATGCCTGTCTGCAGCGAAACCCAGTTAGGTCCACTTGCGTTGAACACTTCAGCCGAGCCGTTCAGAGCTTGACCTTGACCGACGAGGTCGACCAACCTTCCCTGCTCATGAATACCGAGCAGCTTGAACACGTTGACTGGCGCGCCACTAATGTTCAGGTTTTCAGCGGCGTACTGCTCCTGAACGATGTCAGGACATTCTGGAATTTGCCACGTGCCAACGCAAAGTTCTGGCGCCACGTACGAAGCGGGTTGTGTTGCGTCCTGGGAGTTGATTGAACCCGCTCCATCAGGACAGTTTGTGATTGGTAGTTTCATTGCGGCGACACCGATACAGGCATTAGGTGACAAATAGCATTTAGCCGATCAAGAACGACACGTTGCCGTGTTCGGCATTTTGGTGTTCGTAGTCAAGCAACGCCTGTTTGAGTTCAGTAAAGTCTTGACGAGCCTCTGCAAGCAAGGTTTCACCGTTCAGGGTGATGGTGCCTGCTGGTCCAGGAGTGCCGCTCGAATACTTCGAACGGATCAAGCCAAGGTATTCCTTACATTCAGCCAGCGCCCAGTTCTGAATGAACTGTTTGCACCAACGGTCAGACATCAATTCTTGTTCAGAGCGTTCGAGTTCAACCTCAAGAACGACCTTCTCACTCTGGCGAATAGCTCGCTTCATGAATAGCTCGCGGCGCGCTTCGTTCCAGACGAATGGAATGTCGCCCGCGAACATGCGAGTAAATTCTTCGGACCAACCGTACATCAAGTGCGTGTCAAGCAACGCACCACCGCTCGTAGACAGTGAAGCGAACTGTTGGCTGAACGCCATACCCCATGTGTTGTCAGGACCTGCGCCGTTGACACCCATCAAGTTCATGCGATGGATCTTCATCACGGAGACGATAGCGTCAGTGCGATCTACCGGTGAGTTCAAGAAGTACAGTTGCTGGTCCTTGAGAAGACCAAACACCATGTACCGTTGCTCGTACGCGCCAATGCTGAGCTGACGATACGTGTCAACCGCGTTGTCGATGGCAATGTTGAATTGCTCTTCAGAAAGCTCAACACACTGCGCTGGCCAACCAAGCTGTCCCTTGAGGACGTTGATCAGCCGCAAACGTTGGTCATACGTGCCGTCGTTACCGATGCCAATCTTGTCGGATGTTGGTGAGCCTTGTTGATCCGTGTTTGCTTGTTCCCAGCCAGTGCCGTTCCACACCATCAAGACGCGACGGCTTGTGTTGTAGAACAGGAGGCCGATGTACGGCGTAACAAGATCCTCAGCCTCAACCGTGAATCGTGTCGTGAAAGCTGGAATGATCGCTGAGCCAGTATCAAAGAGCGCGGTAGCAGCTGATGGTACTTGCCACGTCACGCCATCGAAGTACTGAATGCGGCGGCTCGTGTAATCATACACGAGGTCACCGGCAACAGGCGATTCAGGCAGCTTAGTGCTACCAGCCAGCGAAGTAAACGGGACCCATGTGTTGCCAGGGGCGGCAAACTGAAGTTTGTCTGGAGTAGCCTGTACCCAAGTGCGGCCATCAAAGACACGGAGAATACTGCCACCAACCATGTACGCCTGACCAGCAACGCCAGGATTCGTCTCACCAGAGATGATGGTGTCAGTGCGCGATGGAACCCATACGGATCGAGTCGCGTCCCAGTACTGAACGAGGTTCAGCTGCTGGTCAAAGTACACCATGCCTGGCGTAGGCGAGGTAGGCGCAAATGGAAGCGAAGGAATAGACCCAGTGTACGAGCTGTTAGCTTTTTCCAAAAGAGAGGACTCTAGTGGATACGACTGAATGCCAAGTGGGTAGTACTGCAGGACGTTCGATGCAGCGTGCACCGAAGCGTGGTAAATGGTATTTGGGTCTGTTCCAGTAACCGTGATCGACCATTCGATCGTGCCATCAGCAGCTGGAGTGCCTTCTGGGAAGGGGCGTCCTAGGATTGAGCTGTAGAAAGCAACGACCTGGTGATCACTGATCTTGTCAGCGTCTGGATCGCCTAACACCAAGGACGGGCTCTGAAATTGCGTACCGTCTATTGGGTAATCGTTTGGGTCGATTGCACGTGTGCCGAGAAGAACCAGCGCGCCGTCAACGACGCCTATTTCAGCAGGACGTCGAATCGTCAGTTGGATTGAGGTCGGTGATGGACGTGAAATCTCAAGCTTGAACTGCCGAGCTTCAACCCACAAGTCGTGGGTAGTGTTTTCAGTCAGAGTATGCGACATGGAACTCTCTTCTGGGATGTAGTTCCTATTTAGTCGCCTTAATACGTCATGAAGTTCGTACTCCACACCTTCCGGGCGTCTGAAACGATTGACGCCGTGATCCGACTAAAGGGTCGGCACAGTTACACGAAAGAGCAGATGGTCGCGTTACGTCGAGCGTTCGACGAGATGAATGGCAAGATCGTGCCTCGACCTGGGATGCAGTACAAGATCCCGATGCCGTTTGAGGTAACTGATGATTTCGGAAACGTGATTGACGTCACGCCACCGGAGCCGGAACCAGAGAACACCGATTCGGCGACACCAGGCGACGTCTGAGCGCCCGAAACTGGAGGTCTGATAGACTCTGTGCAGAAACAATTCGAGGGCCCTAGGGCCCTCGTTTACGAAGTCAATTGGAACTAGAACCAATGACCGAATGTAGGTCGGAACAAACCAACGTTCCAATCTCCGATTCCACGCCACTGGCTGTCGCCACGGGAGTACGAAATGACGTCAATCAGATCAGGAATCATCGTGAAGAACGATCGAAAGACGGCCCAAAACTTTTGCTGTTTCGTGTCTTTCCCATCATTCCACCAACGACGGATAGACCCATTGCCGGCGATCATAAGCGACCATCGATGCCAGCTCACAGATCGCGCCACCAACCAGCCGAACATTGCGGCGATCTTCAGCACGTAGAAGATCAGGAAAGCGGTCGCGGCCGTGCCAATGACCATTATGATGACGAAGAGTTCCCAGTTCATGATTCACCTCGCAAGTTGACTTTGAAAGATCCAAGCCCGTCGTGAAGAATTATGCCTTCGTGCATATTGGCGGCCCGCTCTGAGTTCGGGGTCATTGCCTTGACCATAAGTCCGGCTCTGATGATGAGATGCTTTGTCTGGGCCAAGCAACGCTCGCTTGGGCGCTCGTTCAAGGTGGCGGCCGAGTCGTGTTCCGACAGGTTTTCGACTAGGTCAGTCAGCAGAGCGCGAACCATCTGGTCTTCTAAGTTCATGATCGTTGTCCAAAGAAAGGTACACAGCCTTCGCCATCGCGATCCGCCATGCGCTCAAGCATGGCATCTTCGTGAGACCAACCACCGTTGGCATACGCTTCTGAGCCGTAGCATGGGCGAACTGGAGTCCAGTGTGTCGCGTCAAGCTTGCGGCCGTTCTTAACTTGCCACTGTACGTGTGCAGCGAATGTTTCGAGGCGAGCGAGAACTTCCGCCTCGAAACGACCGGTCATGGTCCGATCAAACTGCCAACGCGAACCATCAGGAGCTTCCGCGATGACGTATCCACAGAATCCGAAAATTGCGCCACGAGGATTATCGTAGTCAGCGTTCTCGGGATTGTATCCTACCACAACGACATCGGTGCGGCAGAAGATTTGGGTGACTTGGTGGATTTGCATGATTGCCATCATATCCACCGGCTGGATGTTGTACACATCCAATCTGTAACAGCCTCCCGGCTTTGTTACAAGTACGCCTCGACGAGGTAGCTTCCTCGGGTCTCGATATGGTAGTGCCCGCCACCCATGCCACCGACTTGGAAGCCAGTTGCGGCTCCCATGTACCCTTCGCCTTGGTAGTCGTCGATGAGCTGCTGGAGTTCGTCGTACGTGCACTTCATCCGCTTCGCGGCTTGGCGGAACGTCGGGTACTGCGTGCCTCGGCCGGCCTCTTCGTTCTTGCGCGCGAAATTCTGCACGTAGGAAAAGAGCGTGTCGATTTTCTGGCGGTATTTTTCGAGCGAGTTCATGTCAGCTTCTTCTTCATCGTGGTCGTGATGGCGAAAGCATCCGCCTCACGGCCTTGTTTCTTGAGCTGACCAATACTTCCTTGTTTTATCAATCTTGTCCTTCAATTGGTGTTTCCATTCTGCAGAGAATAGTTTGTATTTTGAATAA